TGAGTGGTCTACCACAGGCTCCGCCTGTTCCGCCTGTTCCACCTAGACCACAAACAGGGGTTCTACCACAGGCTCCGCCTGTTCCGGTTGGTCCGCCTCCACCACCTCGTTCACAAGAAGGGGTTCTACCAGTTCCTCCACTCAATACAGAAAATCCGGTTACAAACCAGCCTCCAAAAGTGAAGATAAGCGCGGATACAAATTCTGTAGAAAAATCGGCGATAAACGGTTTGATTAAGACTTCTTATAAATGGTTAACCCAATTATTTCCAAAAATAAAAATACCAGAAGCATTCAGGGATGGAACAGAAGAGTCTTATAGAGAAGAATTAGAAGAATTAGAAGAAGAAGGCGAATATGAAGAAATGGAACCTGAAGGCGAAGAACCCGAAGAAAAAGATACTAGAAAAATGGTGAAAGAAGGTATAGAAAGTGATATAAAAATTATATCAAAAGATAAAAAATTAGCAGATATATCTATTCAAACTTTTACTGAAGAATTAGCAGGAGTAATTCCTCCTAGTATTCCGATAAATAAAAATATATTTTAATCATATAGATGTCTTTTGATACAAAAAAAAATATAGATGATTCGGCAGATAATATTCAATTTAATTATTATTCAACCCCGTTTTATAAATCACAAATGTTACATTCGACGCAAAAAGGAAAAGATTTAAAAAACGGGGGTGTAAAAGTCCCATATTCATCGAGAGAGAACCAACCGAATATATTTGTTTTTGGAAATGGATATGTCACAAAGAGTCTATCGATTGTTAAACCCATTCATAATGTAGATAATAAAGAATATGACGCAGAACTTATCATCGAACATTTGCCTCTTACGAATTTTGCCGACCGTTTATTCACATGTTTTTTATTAAAAACCAAAAAAGGAGTATATAATGATTTGGACGATTTAATCGGTGGACGCGATTGTGTTATTGCTTTAAATCGATATATAAGACCACAAAAAACGGTTGTATACAAAAATAGCGGGTATCTAGAATCTTCTCTAGTAGTTATATTTACTGAAGTTATTTATGTAGACAGCGAATTTGAAGAACTCCAACCCGGAACCATATCATTATCCCCTTACAAGGACCCCTATTCAATTATGAATGCCAATCCCGTTTTAGGAGGTTTACCAAAGACACTAGAAGGAATGACTTCGAACACAACGGAAGAAACGTCACCCGTTGTAGTTGCTGGATATTGTCAACCAATCGATGAAACGGACCCCACTATTGCTGAAACAACCGGTGTAATTATTCCTATGGATAGTAAAATAGTTGCCGATAACGCAACAAATTCGACACTAAAAACGATGATGAACTTTTTTGGGTTTTTTATTATGGTCATCATCGCAGTAATGGTTACACCGGTCGCTCATAAAATATTTATTACCGAATTGATAATGGATAATAAAGAGGAATTCACTTCACAACAACTATTGAATCGTGCGAATGCCGCGGATATATATACAGGTGCCATTATATTCGGGTTTTCACTCGCGTTTATTAATTATGGGATGTTGAATAATGCCACGGTCGCTACTATTGTAGGTATGTATGTTTTCGTCTTTTTTATCACTTCTGTCATTATTTTACAATATTATCGAATTTTTAAAACAGACGAATATTTACAACAATTTAAGGGAAAAGACGGCAGTAAACCGAATTTTAATGATATAGAAATGGACTGGGGATTGATTAATGATAATATTGTTAGTCTGTTTTTTCAAAGAACAGTCGAGCCAAATACAGACCCTGCCACGAAAAATACAAAACCCGAAATACCTGTATATCATTTCCAATTCGGGTTTCTCGTAGTTTTATTGTTTTATGCCGTCTTTTTATTGCTTTTACACGCTTTTAATTTAACGAAAAAAATGGGGAATTTCTTTTATACTTCTCTCAATTTTTATGGCATCACATTCGGTATTTATATGAGAGCATTAATTAATCATTACCAATTACAAAGCAGTAAAAAATCGATGGCTTCATAATTCGAGCCCCCATTCGATAAATTGTCATAATATTTCCTTTATGACAATTTACAATAACATCTTATCGATGACCAACTAATTTAGAAGGGAGGGGTTTGCTACGCTTAGTAGGGGGAACCGTAGGTTCCCCTACCTTACTTGTAAAGAGACCCCGAAGTTTTTTCGATGACTGGTTTGAACCCTACACCAAGAGTGGTATCCGTATGATTAAACACTTGAGCAGGAGCCATTTTTGCTATTACATCTTCTTCTAAAGTCACAGATGGAGAGGGATTCATCTGTTTCATTTCAAAACTGCGTTCAGCTTCACTCGCTGAAGAACGAATGATATAATTATCCGATGCGGCAATTTTGACTAAAGAACTTCGGCGAATGAGTTCATAGGCAACAAAAATGAAAACGACTCCTAAAATAGGATTTGTATAAAAGAATAAATACAAAGTCAAAACAAGGGCCACTAGAAGTCCTATCGGTGTATTGATTATTCCCGCTAAAAAGAAAGGCGTCTTAAAAGGAAATATTATATAAACCACGAAAACAATAAGTGTTGCTGTTTCTAAAGGAGACAAAGATTGTGTGAAATCGCTTAGTTTCATTATATAATATTCGTGATTTTTTTATCTATCCTAAAAAAGATATAAAAAGAAAACTATATAATATATGAATGCCTCCAAGAATTCAAATTAAACCAAAAAAGCCAATCGAGAGTCTCGCAACAGAGTATAAAGAAATCGTTCGAACATCGGCTTATTTGGGAAAAAAAGGATATACTATTCCCAAATCGGTTTTATCGGTCGGGGATTTGGAAGTTGTCAAAAAGGAATTATATTTGACACCCTTTACGATGGGGCCAAAGTTGAAGGGTGCTAGTGATGGCTCTTTTCCTGTGTATCGAGAAAATGCGTCGAAAATATATGTGCCTCGTTTTTGGGGGGTGGGTCGTTATGGTATGCCTGATAGGTCGGATTTGACTATGGGGGATGATATAGTCGTTCCATTTGTTAGGGAGTTGCGTGATTATCAGACGAAAATTGTGAAAGTATATACGGATTATGTAGCGGGAGGTAGTGGAGGCGCAATTTTAGAGGTCCCTTGTGGTAAGGGGAAATGTTTGGGTCGTGGAACGCCTATTCTTATGTTTGATAGGTCGATTAAACCAGTTGAAGACGTTGTAGTGGGCGATTTATTAATGGGGGATGATTTGCGTGTTCGTAATGTTTTGACTTTGGCTCGTGGTCGTGAAAAGATGTATCGTGTGGCTGAAGTGGTAAATATAAATGATTGCTTAGATGGTCAGGTTTTATACAAAGAATGGTTTTATATGGTGAATGAGAGTCATATATTGTCTCTAAAACATAGAATGACGGGGGAAGTGTGTGATATGTCTGTTTTAGAATATTTATCAAAGAACGACCGAGCAGTTTGGATGGGATATCGTATTTCGGGTATATATCCTTGTCAATATGACATCTGTGTGACAGCTATGGAGGAGGATGAATATTTCGGGTTTGAAATAGACGGAAATAGGAGATTTGTATTAGGTGAAGGGACGGTTACACATAATACGGTTATGGCGTTGAATATCATTAGTATCTTAAAGAAGAAAACGTTGATATTGGTTCATAAAGAGTTTTTGATGAATCAATGGATAGAAAGAATCGGGGAATTTATGCCCTCAGCGAGTGTGGGGAAAATCCAAGGACCGGTGTTTGATGTAGAAGGACGCGATATTGTTATAGGAATGATACAAACGATGCATTCGCGAGATTTCGATGTGGCCCTTTTTGATTCTTTTGGATTGACGGTGATTGACGAAGTTCATAGAATAGGAAGCGAAGAATTTTCTAAAACGCTTTTTAAAGTAGTCACACCATATATGCTAGGGATTTCGGCCACAGTAGAAAGAAAAGACCGGCTCACTAAAATATTATATATGTTTATTGGACCGAAGATTTATTCGGAAGACAGAACAGATGACGATGTCGTTCAAGTTCGCGCTATTATGTTTAAGACGAGGGACCCCGAATTTAATCAAACAGAATATGATTTCAGGGGGTCGCCGAAATATAGCACGATGATAACGAAATTATGTTCATTTGGACCTCGTTCCGATTTTATTGTCAGAATTGTGGCGGATTTGTTGAAAGAAAATCCGCATAAACAAATAATGATTCTAGCACATAATCGAGATTTACTAACATTCCTTTATGACGCTATTCGACACCGTATTTCGGATGCTGAAGAAACCGTTGGTTATTATGTAGGTGGAATGAAAGAGAAGGACTTGAAGATCACAGAAGGCCGCCGGATTGTGTTGGCTACTTATGCGATGGCAGCGGAAGCACTAGATATAAAAACGCTTTCGACACTTGTTATGGCTACACCTAAAACGGATATTGAACAATCTGTGGGGAGGATTTTGCGTGCGAAGGGACAGAACCCCATCGTGGTGGATATCTTGGATTCACACGAATATTTAAAGAGACAGTGGAATACGCGCCGATTGTTTTATAAAAAGTGTAATTATCGAATCACCTCGACGGATATAGATGGATATACGGGATTCGAATCGATGGACCGATGGCGTCTGGAATTTGACCCGGCGACTATGACGAAAGATACGAAAGAAAAGAAAAAATGTATGATTACCATTCCAAAAGAGGTCTTGGAAGCGGAAGTTGTTTAACCCTTTATAGCGAATCGGTATGAAAATAAGACCATAGATTTTAGTGACCCTGAAGGGTTCTACGAAGTGTCATAAAGGAAAATATTGGAGGAATGGTGAGAACCACCGATATTTCCTTTATGACAACTTACAAAAACTCGCTAATATATCGCACGACATAATCGTCTTGGAATATTTTTGTGATTGATAGCGACCTCTCTTTCAAATTCTTTTTTATGTTGGATTTATTGTAAAAATCGATAAGAAACAGGAATTTGGCTAATGTCGTTATACACGAATATGAAGTAAGGAAATTCATTTGAACCGGGTAAACTGAAATCCAAATATAAATACTGTTGGAATTTAGCTCGTTACGCGTCACTCGATAGTTATTGTCTTTTTCCTTTGTTGCGTAACAAGTAAACTTTCCATCATAACGCTGATTCGTCCATAAAGTAACTGTTTCTTTACCATCCGTAAAGACCAATTTATTTTCATTCTTTTTGACAAATTTATAAGGCTTTTTCAAAGCCTTTCGAACGCTTGGAGTAGATGTGAAATTATCCACTTCAAATGAATAGTTATTACCTGGAATAAATTTTGGCATGGTTGTTATGTATTTGTATCGATATGGAAATAAAGTATTTCAATTTTATGACAACCCTGTAACCGGTATAAATATTTCTCAATATCAAATAATAATGTCGAATTATTATTTGATGGCTTCTTCGATGGGGTTTTTAGGCCCCGCTTTATATGGCGCATATAAAGGGCAAAAAATTCTGCCTGCTGTTTCTCTAATTCATTCGATTGTTTCGATTTCTCATTGGCAACAACCGTGTTGTAATAAACGTCATATATTGGATTTGGCAGTTTCGAAAACAGTAGGCGTGATTTATTTTATTTATGGGTATTCTTCTATTCAAGGAAATTTACGAGTCATCGGTTATACCAATTTGTTATGTTTATTATCGGCGTATCAATCGTCGTGTTATCTTTATTCTATGAACAACTCTTTCTGGTTGTGGTCGCATATGATTTTCCACGGATTTACCACTTTTGGACAATTCTTGGTGGTCATTACACAGCCATCCATTTTGTCATAAAGGAAAATCGTTTGTCGGTTCTTCTTATTCGGGTTTTGCTTCTATTTATAGTATGACTCTTCTGTCGATATACCAATCAATATTCCCTTTGTGACAATCTGTTAGACCTTTTTATTGGTCTTTTTTTCCCTGTTCTCGATTTTGATGTGGTTATTGGTTTATGAGTAGCTATTTGTAGCGGTTCATTATATAGTTGTAGTAAAAGTTTCAAATAATATGACCATTTATGTAATTTTTTACATTGTGTTTCATTCCCAATCGTAATGACAAAATCAGTTGTGGTCATTGTTCTCTTATATTCTACTATATCATCTTCAGAAACATCCATATAAATATATTCAATCGGTTCATAAAGAAGTAAATCTCCTTTTGTAATCATACAATCAATAATAAGTTTCGGTTTTGTAGATTTTGTTCGACGAAGTTCTCCAGAAATAAACTGGCGAATATTTGGAAGTCGCGTAAAACGCGTATCCTCTAGACATTTTGCTATACCTGTTCCGAATATTACACAATTGTTCTCGAACTCTCTATTATAATGTTTTTGAAATAAAATACCAGTATACATACTTAAGGCTGACCCCATAGAATGACCACAAAGGGCTATTTTCTGTTTTTTGTTTTCTATACAGTAAGTTTTCAAACGTGTATTCAGAAGTAATATTTGTTCGGTTATATCATGATTATCATACAGAATATCGCGTGTTAAAACCATTCCAGAAGAAAATAATACATAAATATTCCCAGTAGCAAATGACCGTAATACAACATAATATATTTCTATATGTGTTGTTAACAATTGGATATCGGTAATATGTCTACTTTCTACTACTATAAAATGTATTTTATCTGGACGAGATGTAATAAGAACTTCTTTTTGATGAAGTGGATGAACCCTTTCACTAGTAATACATTCATTATCTTTTATTGAACAAATTGGTTCAGCATAAAGACATTTCTCTATAGTAAGTAAATTACATACATCTACACTAGAAATGCCTAATTCATCCATCATCATTTTATTATAAGGTTTTTCTACCGTTATATTTTGTATATTGAGCCATTCTCTTATTTGTATATCCATTTTCTTTATGATATATTTTTCAAAAAGAAAAAATTATGCCATCCATTTTGTCATAAAGGAAACTCGTTTGTTGGTTCTTCTTCTTCTTCGGCTCTTTCGCCCTTTTTTTAGACCTCTTCTTCTTCGGCTTTTACCGCCAATTTTCGGCGTGACTCCTTGAGATTCATATTGTGCGGTGAATCCACCTGTGCTAGAAACAGTTGTTTCTGGAAGGACCGACGATGACGCATTTACAGATGACATTTATATATTTATATAGGATATTATAATTGGCCAATATGGACAACTTTTGAATGTGGTGTTACGCGGATAGGCACCCATTTTTTGAATTTCGAATGAAATCGACATTCCATCAAAAGAGTTTTTTGTAAATCCACGTATTTATAGGGGTCTATGTTCTCGAAATCCTCCTCATCATCACTTTCTTCGATAGCATCTAAACATTTATTCTCTCGAATATTTCTAAAAAGCCCATTCATAAAAACACTCGTTTTATAATTTGGAATATATGCCACGTTGTAATATACTTCGGTGTTTTTCGCACCAAAAGCATATAATCGATAAATATCAAACGCAATATCCGCACGGACTTTGAAAACCGTATTCTGTTTATATTGCGGTTTATGAAATCCCACGTTTCTATAAGGAATGAATAATTCCACCGGAATCATTTTCTCTTTCGATTGACCTATCGTCTTTTTCGCAGGATAAACATTTAAATAAGGCGCAACTATATTCAGACACCTAAATTGAATATGATGAAAAGGCCCCACGTTCGCAGGCAATTCATAAACACACTCATATGATTCCTTCTTTATGACAGGCCAAAGAGTGGCCATATGAAATTTCGGCGAACCAGACCAAGACCGCAAGAATTTCTCGATGAATCCTAATTTTTCCGATAGCAATTTATTAGGAATACCTTGATACATTAGAATGTCCTCTATCACAAATTCCGGCGATACATCGATAGAAGAAACAAATGTCCCATATAATAAAGTCCCATTCGCAAATATAGATAGAGAAAATGGAATCGCCGTCTTTGTAATTCGCGAAATCTTACGCTCTTTATTCAATTCCATCATATAACATACATCCACCGGCCCACAGAATGTCATAAAGACAAATCCTTTCGTTCCTATTGGTATACCTAAACATAAATTGTAATCAGGGGAAACTTTCGTATGCGGAATGGTCTCATAAGAAAGTTCTAGTTGGCATTTGGTCAGCATTTCGGCTTTTTCTTCGGCACTTACTTCTTGTATTGACATCAGGGGGAGGTAAGATATGCTAATAGAATATTCGATTTGTTTTTATATCGATTTTGTAGAAGGGTTTTCACAAACTCTGCATAAATTCTTCTAAATCTCCTTTGGCCCCCTCCATAAATTCTTCTTTATGACTATCTACTGAAAGTTTTTGAGATGATTCTTCTTGAAGTTCTCTCAAAATAGTTTTGTATTTATCTATTTGAGAACCTACTAAATATTTCTTCTTTGAATATTTTTGGTATATAAATAACCAGATTTGATGACTTGTATACACGATAATTATAGAAATGATTGTGTATAAGATGATAGACCCCCACATATATTGATGGTGGATTTTGGATTCTATTTTTTACCGCGACCACGTTTTTGGAATTCACCACGTTTTTGGAATTCACCACGTTTTTGGAATTCATTTTCTTTGGAATTCACCACGTTTTTGGAATTCATTTTCTTTGGAATTTACCACGTTTTTGCGTTTTTCTTCGACGGCCACCTAAAACACTCTGGACGATTTTTTGCGATTTGGCGATTTGGTCGTCAATATTTTTTAATCTTCCTGTTAAAGAGAGAACTTCTGTGTTGATTTTCTTTTGAATCTTTCTCGTTTTTTTTAATTTATTTTCTACTTCGATAGCTTCTTTTCTAAGACTGCTTATGAGACTGGCGTGTTCTTCTTTGGAAGGAGCATTTCCTGTAGCTCTTCCGACGAATTCCATTAAATTACCCCCTTTTATTTGAATGGATTCCATTTGCTTATTTTATTATACATAGATTTTCTAGCACCCTTTTTAGAAGGAGATTTTCTTTTAGCGGTCTTTCGACGACGGCCTCCTCCTGCTGCTGGTGCTGCTGCTGGTTGTGCTTGTGGTTGTGCTTGTGGTTGTGCTTGTGCTTTTGCTGCTGCTTCTGCTTCTTGTCTTTCTTTAACTCGAGCTTTTGCGGTTTTCAACAAAACATCACATTGTTTGTTTGCTTCTTCTATTTCAGGTTCATCTTTAAACCCAAGGTATGACAATAATCCTGACATAATATATATTAACCAAAGAAATTCATTTTGATAAAACCATATAAACGTATTTCCCTTTATCTAAATAATGTCGCAAAAGATTCTCATCGTTGAAAAAACAGGTGTCATAAAGGAATTAATGGTAAAGGTGTTTGATGAAGCCGAACTTTTTAAGAAAGCCGGTTTCAAATCAGCAGAAGGATTCGAACGAAGAGGCGGTTGGACGATGTCGAATGGTGTGGTCGTATCTCTTTATGGAAAAATTACTGGAAGAGCGGGTCAAGAAAACAAATACGATTTCCCGCCACCGATAGATAAGACGCTTTTTTTCGGCTCGTGTGTCTTGGTAGCTGAAGAGAATTCGCTAAAGAAATCCGAATGGGAAGGCTATTATGAAGAATTGTTTGGAGGATTCGAAGATATTGGTGACGAAGATTCTACGGAGTCGGAGGATGAAGATGATGAAGACGACGCATTACCAAAAACGAAATCCGGTTATGCTAAAGACGGATTCATCGTGGATGACGATGAGGACGAGGATGACGACGAAGAATCGGTAGATGACGACGAAGAAGACGAACCTGTAATAGTCACAAAGAAAAACGTGAAGAAGACTAAGCCTGTAAAGGAGAAGCCGGTTCGTAAGGGAAAACCAACTGTGTTTGAAAAGATAGAAACGGATTCTGTGCCCGAAGAGAATTTATTTTTGGATTGCACGAGCGAATTAGTAGAGGAAACTTATGAATAAATATATTATTTAGTATTATAGAATGTCTCAAACTACAAATTTCATAGTAGGAATAGGTGGTCTCGATTTAGGAACAGTCATACAAAATACTCAATCGCAATCGCTAAAAATTAGTATTAATGGTTCTATAGCTGTCGGTAATTTAATAGCAGGAACACCGACTCAGGGTGCGAATGCTATTGCTATTGGAACGAACGCTGGACAAACGACTCAGGGTGGGAATGCTATTGCTATTGGAACGAACGCTGGAAGATCGAGTCAAGTAACCACCGCAATCGCTATAGGAGAAGGAGCAGGTGAAATATCTCAAGGGTCAGGTTCAATCGCCATCGGGAAAAACGCAGGAAATAGCGGTCAGGCACTTAATAGTATTCAAATAAATGCTACGGGGGCAAGTATAGCCCAAACAACTGCATCAACTTGTGTTATAGCGCCTATACGTTCTGGTGCCGTTGCGACAACTGATAATGCTTTATATTATAATGCTACTACAAGTGAAGTTTTTCGCAGTCTTCCGCCAGCCAGTTCTGTTCTTGGAGGTGATTTATCTGGTGGGCAGAGTATAAGTCCTATTAATACTTGGGTCAATCCTAATTTGTTTGCTACGGTTACTACAAAGGCGATTATTAATTTACCATCTGCTGGGGTATATTTATTAACTTATTCTATGTCTATTTATCCTCCGGCAGGTGGAGTTGTT